TGATCCTTACTACAAGATTGGCGACATTCTCGTGACCGGATCACATTACATCAAGGATGGTAATGTGTACAAACAGGTCAAGAACTTTTCGGGTGCTGAACCAACTACACAGATAGACCCATGTGTATCATGTTTGATTACCAGTGATCATAAAATTCCCGTCGGTGATTTCGTATTTTGGGATTGGGAAGATAACCTTGTGCATGAATAAATTTATTGTTATATGGTAAGATGGATATAGTGTCCAGAGCATTGGCACTCCCTATACCACTAACAAAGGAGTACATTCTATCTCTTCCTAGAATACCAAAGGATTTCAAAGTTCCCAAGCGAGTGTGTAGAGATGTAAAATTAAACAGTAATGCTACAAATGCTCAAAAAGCAAAATTAAATACAGATGAAACATTTACAACGATGTGTAAAAACGATGTAAATTCGGAAAAAGGTGGTGGAATGATATTAATAATTATACTTCTATTATTGTGTTGTTGTTGTATATGTTCCATATGCTCCACTGGTACAGGTGGATTCTTATTATGGAAAAAACGTAAATCTAAAAAATAAAAGTCAATTTTAAGATGTGTATCTCATACAAATTTTAAAACTGGTTATTTCACTTTCATAGTCTATTGTTGTTTAAAAAAATCATTAAATGGACAACCCGGACATCGTCTATGGCGCACCGCACAGTCAAGTGCATGGGGTTTTTTTATACATGGTTTTTTCGTAGCTTTTTTTCGTTGCCGGTAAGTACGTCTTCTAATATAAAAACAATCAATAGATAATTGTCCAATAACTAACATATTATTAGATTATGATGATTTATTTTTAAGTTTATATTCGGGATATTCCGAAGCCTTTTTAGGTGTTTTACATATGATGTCACCACAATGGTCTCTGTTTTGGTATACAGAATTGATCGAGGCCGAGATTTCATCACATGACTTTAGGGACCAACGTCCTAAGATAGGTTTTTCCACCTTAGCAAAAAGTTTAAACACTTTCTTGAACATATATTAAATATGGGGTTTATATATTTAAGTTTCTTAAAATAGTTCATCTTCAACTTCTATTTTAAGTTTGCAGTCGCCTTTCGGGTAAGCCACACATAACATGGTATACCCCCTCATCATTTGATGTTCATCAAGAAAGGATTGTTCATCTTGGCTTACATGACCCCATACTAATCTCGCCACACATGCGGAACACGAACCTTTGCGACACGAATAGGGGAGGTTGATACCTTCTTCTTCCGCTGCATCTAGAATGTACGTTTCATCATCACACTCAAAGGTTTCATCACCACCGGGTGTAATGAGGATAATTTTATAATTTGCACGGACAGCTACACGAGACTTCTTCTTGATAATACGAGTTCGTGGTACGAGCGGTGGTCTAATATGACATGTGGCAAGGGCAGACATACTATTTTAATATAAATTTTCGTTTTTAAATAACATTAATTGTGCAATTTAAAAATGATTTTTTGATTTAATTTACTAACATACCGAAACCAACAAATTAGTTGGAGAAGGCGAGGCCACCCATACCGCTCTGGATGCGGAGGACGTTGTAGTTAGTGGCGAACATGTGCATGGTGGTCGCGTTGTTGGCGGTTCCCATGGTGACAGCGACTTGCGCGTTATCGATGCGCGAGAAGTTGCAGGTACCGGTAGGTTGGTGCTCTTCGGGCTTAAGCGCGAACGAGTACGAGTAGATACCGGGATAAGGCGAACCAGTGTGGTGCTGGTACGATTGGACCTGGTTGAAGTACTTACCCTTCTGTTCCTTGAAACGGTCTTGGCCGTTAAGGACGAGCTTGAAGCTGTTGAGGGGACCAACGGAATCTTCGGTGAAGACGGCGTCACCGCCGAGTTGGGTACCGAGAGCGAGCTGGGGAGCACCGAAGGTGGAGGTGGACACAAGGCAGTTGGAAGTCTTGTCGGCGGTATGCATCTTGACGTTATCATCAGTGGACGCGGTGGTGAAGTTCCACATGGAGTTCTGGGTTTGGGTGTTGGAGAAGCACCACACCAGCTCCTTAACGGGGTGGTTGTAGGAGAGGCGGACTTGCTTGGTGTTAGCGGGGTCAACGGTGTCGGCACCAGTGTGCTGAACCTGTTCGATCAGGTATTCATGACCCTTTTGGGCGAACCGGCGACGCTCTTCGGTGTCCAGGTAGATGTAGTTGGCCCACACCTTGAAGGTGGAGGTGTCAAGCCATTCGTCGAAGTGCGCGGACAAATCGAAATCCATGCGGACTTCGTGGTACTGGAGCGCAATCAGGGGCAAGTACAAACCGGGGTTGCGGTTGAAGAAGAAGTACAGGGGGAGGTAGACAGTCTTGCCGGAAACACCCGAAGTCATCTTACCGTAAGTGGCCTTCTTGGACTCGTCCAAGTAAAGCTCGGAGTACAAACGCCACCACTTCTGGTATTGCTTGTCGATGCGCTGACCACCGATGGAAAGTTCGACGTTGTTGATGGCACGCTCGGCAACCCAAGCGGCGTTGGCGGAAGTCACACCGGAGGCCTTGACCTTGAGTTCGACGTACATGTCACCGACCAGATCACCGTTACGGGCGACAGTCACAGAGACGCGACCGGAATCGGCGGCAGTACCGTTGACGGTCTGCTCGATGTTTTCCATCGCGAAGTTAGTGTGGCGCTTGTATTTGGCCTGGAAGAAGGTTACCTCAGGGTTACCGGTAAGGTAAACATCCTGGGCACCGTAAGCTACGAGTTGCATAAGACCACCGGCCATTTTGAGAGTTGTTGTACTATAGGCACAGAAAATAATTCTAGACAAATGCGCAATTTTTTGGTTCTCATTTTTCTCAGTGTACAATAAATGTCTAAACATTCTGCTGATGAAATGGAGGAAGGGGAAATTTTGGAATCCGAATCAGATATGGAGAATGAAAGTATAATTGATCCAGACGAAGAAGATTTTGATGTTGCCGAATTATTGAGTTCACTCTTTGCAACTGAAAATGGAGATACGGTGTGTACAGCACTTGTGGGAATTTCTGGCCAACTTCAAGTTCAAAATAAAATTTTAATTAAAATATTAGCTCAATTGAATTCAGCGAAAACTAATTAAAAGAAAAAAGCTTACTATGAGTAATGGAAAATACCCACTTCATCGACAAGAACCCAAATAGGTATGAAGCACTGGCTGAGTTGCGTAACCAACAAATTCGGTCGATGAAAGGGGAACAGGCTACTCGTATTTTAGAAAAATTGGAAGATGCGTGGGGTCTTCATGATAAGGATTTTCTCGGACATCAAATGCTGGGGTACAACCAGTATATTTCAAATGGGTCGTTCAATAGTCATGGAGCTGTATCGATTAATGAAATCGATCTTGGTGCTATCAAGGATATCAGGCGAAAGAATCTCGAATTTGCAGTTGAACTGAGAAACCATATAAAAAAAATGAAAAATACAAAAATTGAAAATGGTGATGAAGTTGAAAATGTATTCGATGACAATGGTCTGAGTCTTGATAAACGGGTTTCTAATATCATCTTACACATCGAAGATGGTTTCGAAAATATACGTCGTCACTACATTTCATATGAACGAGTTAATACCCCAACGGTTCAACCACAGTATCCTAGATTTTCAGACCCTTCTACAATGGACGATGAAGATGTTGAGAATTTTACACCACTTCAGAAATGTCTAGTGTTTACACTTGAAGAAATCTATAAATGTGGATACCGAAGATATAAGGGACATTGTTGTGAGGAAATCACGACAGCTGATGGGTATAAAACCCGCGCCTGGTTACCAAAGTTTCCCATTGACAGATTTGTATACTCCATTGCACGAAGAGATTACATGTTTACGAATTGGAAGAACTTTACGAGTAAAGGATCTATCGCTCGTGAAGTGATTGATAATATCTCAAAATGTGACGATCAGCAATTCCCTGAAATTAGTAAGAGACGCCACGTTTGGTCATTTAAGAATGGTGTATTTGTTGGAAAAGAGTGGATTTCTGAACGTGGTGTGTACGATTGTCGTTTTTATCCCTACGAAAGTCCAGATTTCGCATGTCTTGATCCCACTATCATTTCGTGTAAGTATTTCGACCAGAGGTTTGATGACTATTCTCATATTGAACGATGGCAAGACATTCCAACTCCAAATTTCGACAAGGTTCTACACTATCAGAAACTTGAAACTGAAGTATGCAACTGGGCATATGTAATGGGTGGCCGTCTCTGCTATGATGTTAATGACCTGGATAGTTGGCAAATTATCCCATTTTTTAAGGGTATCGCACGTTCTGGTAAATCTACATTGATTACAAAAGTATTTAAGAAGTTTTACGAAAGTGAAGATGTCGGCGTTTTGGCGAACAATATTGAGAAAAAGTTCGGTCTTTCTGCAATCAAAGATAACTTCATGTTTATTGCTCCAGAAATCAAATCTGATTTGGGACTTGAACAGGCTGAGTTTCAGTCTATCGTATCCGGTGAAGATGTTTCCATAGCTGTAAAGAACAAAACGGCTATATCAACTGAGTGGAATGTTCCTGGTGTACTCGGTGGAAATGAAGTTCCCAATTGGAGAGACAATTCTGGTTCTATTCTTAGACGTATTCTACCATGGAACTTTACGAAACAGGTCAGAGAAGCTGACCCCCAACTCGATGAGAAACTTCATCGAGAACTCCCTATTATCCTTCTCAAATGCGTTCGTGGGTATCTTGACTATTCAAATAAGTATAGAGACCGGGATATTTGGAATGTAGTACCCCCTTATTTCAAACTAATTCAAAAACAGGTGGCGATGGTCGCAAGTACATTGACCAACTTCATGGAATCCACGTTGATCACATATGGTGAGAAACTGTGTGTACCTCAGACGATCTTCGTACAGATGTTTAATCAACATTGTGTCGCGAACAATCTTGGCAAGCCCAAATTCAACCAGGATTTCTATGCAGGACCATTCAGTTCTAGAGATATCGAAGTTCGTGAAGAGGTTGTAACATATAAGGGACGAACGTATCCGAGACAACCAGTGGTATTCGGTCTAGACGTGATTGAAGAGGGTCTCGGTTTCACGACTGATTTTTAAAAAAAATCGTAGCCAATAGTAATATGAGTCAGTCGGTTCAAGAATTTGTTCGTCGTTCTGGTGTAGAGCTTCAGAGTCCAAACTCTGCGTCAAATTCTAACAACAACTTTGCTCGAGAACTCGAACGAGACGTTGCGATGATACAAGAACGAAAAGCTCGTGAAAATGGGATAATGCAAGGAGAGAGATTCTTCCGTACACCCACACGACAACTACCAATACAAGCACAGTTTCCTCGTAGACTTCAGAAGAATATTGTAAACAATAGAACATACGGGCGTTTTAAACAATTTGAAAACTCTAATACTAATTCTCCAATGAATAATGAATTTGATGATGTAGTTTTGAATTCAAAAAATGAAAAGATGATTAACAATTTACTCGCAGAACAACGTTACTCAAACAATGTTGAAAACAATACCAACTTGTTACCTAATAATGAAATCATCGGTAATGAGACTCGTATGAATGATCTTCAGATAAGTAAATTAAATCCCGGTATGTTTAATGCGATGGTTAATAAAGAATTCGGTAATACACCTCGCATAGATCTTAGATCCATACTCATGAAAAGACCTCTGGGTAAATCATCGATTGGTGAAGGTATTTATATTGACACATTGGAAATTAGGGGTCAATATGGGAGATTCACACAGGGTTTTTCCCATACGAAAGAGGCGGGGGCACAAGGTGATCTTAATAAAGCATTTAGTAAAGTTGAGTTTGGATTACAAATCTCAAACAATGTGGAAACTAAGGGTGCAACCGTGAGTTTTTTTCGTAATGGTAAAATTCGTTTCTCCGGTGGATTCGTTGGTTCAAATATCACCAATCAACCGGAACTTATTCGACGATTTGTAGTCGATAATTACACCGAAAAACAACCATTCCTTTATAATGATTTTGAATATAATAATTTAAGTGGTCAGTTCAGAGTTAATGGTGTATTTAAAAATGTAGCGTCGATTGCTCAGAAACAACAACAATATGGAATGAGTGTTGCTAGTTATGAGCCAGAATTGTCACCTTTTCTTTATATCGAATCAATTAAACATAAATTTATTATAACCAGAAATGGGAATGTGCAAATTTCTGGTGCTAAATCACCACAAGATCTAGAGAATGCCTATAGATTTGGAATTGAATTTGTTAAAAATCTTAATAGAGGTGGTGAAATTATTGTAACGGGTATATTCAATAACACTCTTAAACAGGGTAAAGCAAAAGCGAAAGCAAAAGCAAAGACTAAAAAGGGTAATAAGAAAATAAATAAATTAACTAAAAATCAAATTAATACAATTAAAATTGATGATACGATGCTAAAAGCGATGGATAAGAATGAACTCATAGATTTTGCAAGAAAATTGGGTATTACAAACTTTAGAACTACAGGTGAAAGTGGAACAAAGGATTCTACTAAAGATCAAATTCGTAACAAAATCAAGAAAAAATATGGAATACGAAAAATCACATATAGGAATACCAACAAAAAGGAGAACGTAGAACTCACAGGTAACAATGTGAGATTCCGTATCGGAAAAGTTTTATGTAAAAACATGAAAGTAAAAGAACTTATTCGTATCGCAAGTGTTATGAAAATTCCTCTATCTGGGAAAGAGAAGAAGAATGATTTATGTAAACTGATTGAGAAAGCGAGAAATAATATTGCGAACAAACCCATCGTAAAAACATTATCTCCACGCGCATTAAAACAGAAAGCGAAAAACAATAACAGAGCTGCTAAGGAGATAACTAAAAACATTAACAGGGAAATGAAGATAGATAATGCCGAGATAAAACGAAGACTAAATGAAAACTCTATTCATAACGATGTTGGTAAACTTTACGGGTCTAAATGGATGAATAGATATAAACCTAATCTTACACAAGATGTGAAAACTATCCAAAACAAGATTCTTAACGTTTCAAATAAAAATAAAAATAAATTGGGTGTACCGTTTAAACGCACCATCGACGCGATCAAGAAACAAATGGTGAGTAACTGGAAGATGCAAAGAAAGCGTGATCTAGAGAAAAAGTATCTTAATAATAAACTGAATGTCAACGGTGTTAACGCGAGTCTCAAGAACTCGTACCGGCGTGCGGCGGTTAACTACATGATGAATATGACGAATCAAAAGAAACAAATAACTGCAAAAAGAATGAGTGATTATAAAAAACGCTGGCTCAAGACTCGTGCTAACATGAATACGCGTCCCATCGTTGGGGCTAAGGCTAGAATTAATAAGATGTGATCTTTTCTATGGTGAGAATTGATACCGTACATGTGAGAAAGCATGTTATAGCATATGAAAAATCCCACCACATATGTTCCATACCTAATGGTGGAACTGTGGTTACAGCGTACACAGCGTGACCCATCAATGGAGCGATAGATACAGGCCTTTTAGAATGAATCGCAATTGTACTTGATATAATAAATACTAGATTTACTATATCAATTATTCTTGATAAACGGACGATGTTATAAATAGACATAAGCAAAATAACTTCAAAAGCTATTCGTACATTCTTATTGTATTTTACCATCACTACATCGGGATCTATGGGTGGTTCTACTAATGGGGGTGAAGTTTCAATACTTTCATCCACCCCAATTCGTAGAGATCCATCCGGTGTTTCTACAACAACAAACTTTTCTTGGTTCATTATATACATTTTATATACGGATTAATACTCTTCTTAGGTTCTGCAATTTGTTTTAGATGAATAGTATGATATGAAAAATTATACTTAGGAAACGTTTCTTTAATTTTATTTGACAATGTAGTAGCTGGTAGTATTTGTGAAGATCCTATACATACAGCATCTCTTTCATACTCAAGAAAACGGTCTTCCATAGTGACAAATTTTTCCAATTCGTCTTTTGATAACCCATCTTTACTCATTAATACATACGTGTCTTTTGACAAGCCGTTACTAATGTAAAAAAATTTGGATATATCCACTTCATCTGATGTTTTACGTTTTTCAAGTAATAAAAATATAACAATAATACCTAATATTATATACAGCATGTTATTACTAGTTTAGATTAATTTTGAAAGATCATTAATCTTGTGAAGAATATTGAAAAGTTGATCTTGTGAAGTGACATCACTTGGCTTTACAATTTCGAGTTCGATTTGATAAGATGAAGCATCTTCAGAATCCATATCAACATTGTCACCCGATGAAATTGTCATATCAATACTGAGATTCTTTCTAACAAATGAGTGACGAAGTTTAGATCGTTTACGATCCATATCATATTGTCCAAATGTTGGAATTTCTCTCGATATACTGAATCTAACATCAAGTGGTTCAAATTTAAAATCTTCCTTAACAACGTTGATTTTTTGAACCATAACCTGTTCACTGGCATTTTCATCGGATGAAATTCGAATACCATTAGTGTCGTCGTAATAGACGTCAGTTGTAGTTGTTTTGCTGTCTTCCCAACCATTGTATTTCCTCAAACCCTTTAAAACTTTTTCAAAAGTTTCCTTTCTAACGTTCGTGTCGAAAAAAGAACCATTATGCTTTCCGAGACGAATCTCCACTTCGATATGCTCCTCATTCTTATGTAATTCGAAGAGATCTTTCACTTTTTCAGTGATAGATTTAGTATCCATGTTTACTTATCATTTGATATATGCGCCTTTTACTTAAGCCTTTTTTATTCATAAAGTTTAATGAAAGGTTTCGATAATAAAGGAAATACATGTTATTTTAATACTGCTCTTCAATGTTTGTTACACATCCCATTGTTAAGTAACCTTTTCTTAAGACAACCATATGAAGGTGATTGTTTGTTTACTACAGGTTACTCCGATCTAGTTCGAACCTACTGGACAAAGGGACAACATACTATCAATATTAATACACTCATAGGACATTTCCGTGAAAAGTTTCCTCAATTCAAGTCCAACGAACAACATGACGTTCAAGAAGCTATTATGTGTATGATTGATATATTAGAAACACACAAATCTGAAATTAAAGATTGGTTCTATGGAAAAAAAATACAAGAAATCGTATGGCCAGGTGGAAAAACATCAAATGAAGAAGTATTTGGTATTCATTTGATAACATCCGATGGGAATGATATGGAAAAGATGTTAACTAAAAGTACAGACTGGAATGTGATAGAAAATTACGAGGATATGGATGGGAAAATACATCATGTAAGTACGAGTCGCATGGTTTTTTCAAAGCTTCCACGAGTGTTGATGCTTTCATTTGATAGAAAAAGTCATATTAAAATTATAGAAAATCTAGTTATCGACAACCACGAATACAATCTTATATCTAGTGCATTACACATTGGAAATCAACATGATGGTCATTATATAAGTTTTGTAAAAATTAGGAATAAATGGCACTTGATTGATGATAATGATATCAAACAGCACGATCTCCCGGAAGAAGGTGGATTTTATTTCATGGTCTACAATCTAAAAACTCCTTCATCTTGATATTTTCCTTAATATTCACGATAGTTCGGTAAAATGTTCGCCGGTTATTGGGGTGTGTCTTATCATTTCGCCTCTTGAGAGGTTTCCACCACATTGGTTCTTCCCATCCCATATACATACATTCAACAATTGCACCATCTTCAAACCATGATTTATCTTCAATCCTGTTAGGTGGAATTTCTGACTCAAAAATAAGCTTCCCCTTTTCCTGTACGTACAGTCTCCATGATGGTATTCCTGGTACCGAACCAGGTGTTTCTCTCGAAGGTTCCCGTTTCATTAAAAAATCAACTGTATTCTTCATTTGTGGTTTCCACTTGAACATCGTCTCATGTGTACCTATACGAATGGGGTCATTTAATGGGGTAAATACAAGTCCATCAACTTCTTGTTTGATATTAGGGAGGTATTCATCCATAAATTCTTCAAAATCTTTCATATGATGTAACTCTTTCAATTGAAGACGATATTTGTCCATTTTCATATAAATAATTGAGTCAGTTACACCAAATTTAGCGTAGCCGAGACGATCCAATAGATTAGATTCCCATACTGATTTCCCACATACAAGAACAGCGTCATAGACCATTAATTTATTTTCATATAGTTCACCATCTAAGATTGTTCCGTCATATACATTATTTTTTAGATTAAGTGATACTTCGAACATGTTGAATGACCGGTTCACAAACAGACATTTATTATTCCCTTCAAATCTCAAAGCGACCATCATATGACGTTCACCATCAGTCTTTTCACATACAACGTATTGTCCCTTTTTAATAGTGGGGAAATGTCTATACTCAACTGAAATAGGTTGTGGTCCGGGAAAATAATCTTTACTTCCCCATGTTTGGTGAATGAACTTTACAACATATTTGTAAAGTGGGGAGTCCGACTTTATAGACATGTTTAATATTAAATTAAAAACTTTAATTAACTTTTACACCGGCTGCGTTTAGAATACTACTAATACATTCATGTGTATAATTAATGGTTAACTTAGATGCTGTAAATGCGTAAAGTTTCACACCTTGCTGCGTAAATTTTTCGAACATTTTTGGACTCACTTTCGAATCCTTATGTTTATTTAGCGTCTTCATAACATTCTTAGGGTTCATTATCCATGCACGCGCGTTCGTTCTAATGACATGATAAATATCGTCGTCAATCTTCTTTCCAACCTCTGTATCAAAATGAAGACCCATTTGAGAATATGGCTCATCTACATTGTTATTTACTTTATTCTTGAACATATCCCAGTCAATACCCTCTTTTACACCGGGAAACACGAGGCATCCAATATGTTCATGTTTTAAGAAACATTGATCAAGAGACAAATCATCGACACCTATCCCGAAATCAATAAAAATTATACGGTCATAATTCTCCAGCTTCATACAATGTTGTACAATTTCCGCCTTTTTATAGGGGTCATCTTCAACGTATACAATTTCATTTTTAAAATTATTTTGAATACAACGAATGTTCATTTTTAGTACAGAGTGAAGTGTTTTTATATGACATGCCTTAGACCTCGTAACTAAAATGGTGACAAGATTCATTTATCATTAGTATTATTTAAACCTTAAGCCTATCGTTCATACACCCACTAAATGGGAGATTACCGACATGTCCAAGTGTTGTATTTACGTCCGCGTAAATTTTACCATCTGCTTGTTGCCATCTACGACAAAACGCATAGTCTTCAGAAAGGTAACGACGATTTGTGGGATCAATCATGCAATCGAAACATGCGTGATATTCCTCAAAATCCCTATTTTGGTGATCATTTTTACACCACAATTCTGGGAACTTTTCTTCCAATACTTTAAAAACGGATCGTTTAATCATCATAAACCCAGTTGGTCCATCTAAAATCTCAATAAATCCGTCAACTACTGATCTACTTTGGGCACCAAAATTAATTACAAGACTCGAAGAAAGCATTGACATATCACGTGTATCACCACTTTTTACGGCTTCAGCTGCCTGATTCCATACCACCGTCTTTTTGGGATAACATGCGACGGATAAGTCATGACCGGATTTAATTAAACGCACAACAGATTCTGGATCAAAGTGGATGTCCGCGTCTATAAACATAAAATATTCACAATCTGTTTTTTGCATAAAACGACCAACGGAAACGTTACGAGCGCGGTGTACGAGAGATTCATTTTCGGTTGTATCTAATAACAATTGAATATCTTCTTTTATTAAAAGAAGTTGAAGTTTTATAATACTAGACATGTACTTCTCTAAACATAATCCACCGTAACATGGTGTGGCTAAAAACAACTTAACCATATTTTAATATTATGATTTAGCCTCTAAGTGCTTTTTAATAAGATTATCAATTTTGTTGAGTGTGGGAACCGAGATATTACATTTCTCACATAATTCTGATTTTTTTACTTTCGTTCCAAGAATTATATAAATAATCGCAGAAGCTATGCTATTAGGTGTTTTACTCATAAGACTCACACAATCGTCAGTCAAAATGCATAATTTGTTACATCTTAATCTCTCTTCTCGTGTGATTTCGAATGAATTCAGTAATCTATTCATTACATCAAATGCCTTTGTTACATAATTTTTTTCAGTTATTCCCATGATGGTATCTTTGAATATTTGTGTCGTACGACTCACATCTTTTGATTGGATACCAAACATATCTGAAATTTCTTTTGTTGTTCGAGGATGTTTCGCAAGACGACATGCATATAATACACAATTCGCCTTGATACCCAATCGTACAGCACCTCTCGTAAGTTTTTCCTCGTTAAACTTTCTGTACATCATCTTTGCATCCTTAAGAACCACTTCGGGTAAAGTGTGACACGCTTCCTCTATATCACGGTATGCGTGAAAAAGAGAGCGATCCCTGTGATTCATAGACATGTGGAAATTTATTTTTGCCATTCGTTTATTTTCATACGTCGATGAATATTGTGTAGATATGATCGTACCTTTTCCCCAATTTTGAGAGAAAAGTTCTGGATTGGAGTTAGGATTCCCGCATCTAGATGGGTCATTGACTTTCCCATCATCATTCATTCCACTTGTCCATTCAGCAGTGTCATCGACATAACGATCTTCTATGAGTCCACATTCTGAGCATGTTGGTAAACCTTCCGGTGAAAAAAGTTTAACGCCAAGACACTCTCGACATAAATGTATACTAACTGGTTTTTCTTCTGTATTTTGTTGTAAAAGGTTGTCTATGTCAGACCATATAGTTGCCAGCATTGTTTTGAAATGGACTCCTTTATTTAGTTTTTTCAAATAACGCATTACTGACTTAGGCGTCTAACACGTGATTCAATTAAATCAATTGTTTCTTTAAAACTGCGCGCTCCTGTAGAAGATGGCTCCCATTTATTCCATTCTTTATCAATAGATGCGTGATCGGGTGGTACTATGTCCTGCCCCTGAACTTCAGAATCTGGTACGATAAAACCTTCCATCTCCGAATCGGTATCACTTTCTAATTGCGCCTCATGAACATCACTATCACTTTCTTCTATATCGATCTCTGAATAATACGCAAACATATCAATGTTAATGCGTTTCATCTCAAGATCTTCAAAATTTGTCCCACTTGGGTGATGTTCCATCACACTTTCATAAGGGGCTGGAGACAATTCGTCTCTATCGATTTTATATACACAGGCCGATTTGTAAATTGACTCTGTAGGGTTTAGATAATGAAGACCTAACGTATTACCTGTATTCATGGCAACAACAGCTAACATTTGGTCTTCAATACCGTCTTCATTGACTAAAACTTTTACTATATCATTCTCGATTATATCAGAGGGCACAATCATGCTTAGAGTTTTATGACAAAAAATAATCAGCGATAATATCACAGATGAAAGTTTTTATTTATTCAAAAGAAGGATGTACATATTGTGACCACGCTGTTACACTTTGTGAGACTGAAAGTTTAGAATATGAAAAGGTAATGGTAGACAAAGATAAATTAAAAGAGATATGTGGTAATTCCGTATCAACCTATCCTCAAATATTTATTGACGATCGTCATGTCGGAACGTACTTTGACTTACAGGATTATATTGAAAATGATTACGAACCTATTCTGGCACCGACACTCAATCGTTTTACTGTATTTCCCCTGAAGTATCCTCATCTATGGGAGCTTTATAAGAAAGCTCAAATGTCTAATTGGACAGCAGAAGAAGTGGATTTCTCAAAGGACGTCGAGGATTGGAAAACTCTAAACGACAACGAACAAAAATTTATTAAATATATTCTCGCCTTCTTTGCTGGTTCCGATGGTATTGTTTTTGAAAATATCAACAATAACTTTGCAGATGAGGTACAGATATCAGAAGCTCGGTCATTCTATGCGTATCAATGCCATAATGAGATGGTTCATGGTGAGACCTATTCGAAACTTATAGACAAGTATATCAAAGATGTCAGTGAAAAAAAGCAACTTTTTGAAGCTATACAAACAATTCCGTGTATAGAAAATAAGGCTCAATGGGCGATGAAATGGTTTGATACCAAGACTAGATCATTCCCTGAGCGTCTATTCGCGTTCGCCTGTGTTGAAGGAATCTTCTTTTCTGGGAGTTTTTGTGCGATTTTCTGGTTGAAAAAGAGGGGACTTATGCCCGGTCTCTGTTTCAGCAACGAACTCATATCCCGAGACGAAGGTCTTCATCAAGAGTTTGCAATTGAGTTATTCAAATTACTTCGTAATCAACCTTCGACAGAAGTGATTCATTCTATTGTACAAGAAGCTGTTAAAATCGAAAAAAGTTTTATTATCGATGCACTCCCATGTAACCTTATTGGTATGAACTCTGATAAGATGGCCGAATATATCGAATATGTGTCAGATCGTTTACTCAAACAAATCGGACAACCCCCAATTTGGAATTCTAAAAATCCCTTCGATTTCATGGAAAATATAAGCCTTGATGGGAAAACAAACTTTTTTGAAAAACGAGTCGGTGATTATGGGAAAATGGAAGAGGATTCCGATAACCTAGCCTTTGATGATGAATTTTAAACATTTTACAACCAATTAACATAACTGGTTTGTAGAACGCATTTTTTATTTAAAACAACCCACCATCGATACCAATTTCAAATGGTTCGAGAATCTTTCCTGTATCGGTCTTTTCAGGTATTTTAGGTTCTTTAAAACCTGGTTCGGGTGCTGGTGCTTCTGCCATAGATAACACAGTTTTACTACCCTTGTTAGAAACAGTTGAAGATTGTTTTGTCTTCTTACACGAAGGTTTATCTCTATTTATGTTCATCATACCCCATACGATGAACATGAAAACGATCGAATGAATTACCAACCCAAACGTAGTCGGGCACCCATTAGGTGATGCAATCCTGGATCCCAGAAACCCTTTGACGAGCCTGAAAGTCATAGGGTTAGCAACTACATAAAACGTGAGTGCAGATATTATCGAAATCTTTAATTTATTTTCCTGTTTTTTACCATCACATCCACATCCACAGTCTTTAAATAGACCCATGTTTACTTTTAATATATGTCAACAAAAAAAGTTACTTAAAGTTGAGTCATGTAATAGATATATAACCAACTCACCATGTCGCTCACTATTCAACAATCTTCTGATTTCTCTCCTGCTTCTGTGCAATTTTCAAAGTTTCGTAAAAATAAAAATGGCGGCAAAGCCGTATACCTCAACGCGGGCGATAACAAAAAAATCTATGTTCAACTTCCTTTCTTACGTTCTCCATATGGGCTGAGCGCTTATACCGATGAAGCTACTGGACGTACTTCATACTCACTTGATCTTTCATTTGATCCAGATAATCCGGAGGCTATGATGCTTCACGAAAAGCTTCTGGAACTCGATGATATCATCGTAAACACCGTTGCAGCCAACTCAAAAGAATGGCTTGGCAAGGACTTCAATGTCGCTGTTCTCAAGGAAGCACTTTACAAACCCATCGTTCGACCAGGTAAGGAGCAATACCCTTCGACGATGAAGCTCAAAGTTCTTACAAAGAGTGATGGTTCATTCGTTCCAGAGTGTTATAATATGACCAAGAAAATGGTATCACTCGATAGTATTGAAAAGGGTCAAAAAGCGATGGCCATCATTGACGTTAACCAGATTTGGTTCATCGACAATAAGTTTGGTGTCACAATCCGCCTCCAACAGGTTCTATTTGAACAATCTGTAAAGCTTCCCTCATTCGCATTTCAAGGACTCGATCTCCCATCCGATGAGATCGAAGATGATATCGAAGATGAGATCGAAGACGTTGACGAATAAATATTTAAAAAAAAATAAAACAAAGTAAATCCTTCTTGGTAAGTTGAAAAAACTTCTTACCAATAAGTAAGTAATTATGTTCAATAACAATATCGCTAGTAATTTGAAAAAGAAACTCAGGGGTGGTTGGGCTTGTCGACCAGAATACTTCTTGAAGGTTCCTAGTTATAACTCCCCTACACTGCGTGAGGGTAAGGGTAAGGTACTGAGTGAAGGTAAGTTTGGTAAATTGTATCGTGGAAGCATCAACAATAATGGTCGTCGTTATGTCGCGTACAAAGAGATAGATACGTCAAAATCTGTTGATGGTGCATTTGAATTTGAATTCAAAGTTGCCCAAAAATTGAAGGAGTTTGCAGTTCCTAAGATGTATCTCTATAAGAATTGCCCTATTGAAACTGAGAAACCCAAGAAAATCCAATTGGGAGGAATGAAAAGCCAGCCTCTACAACGCACCAAACCTAAGGATATGATTTACATGGAACTTCTTAATAGTGATACGTTCAATAAGTGGTGGCAAACCAACCCTTCCCTTGCAGCGATAAAGTCGGTGATCATCCAGGTTATCAACAATTTGTACCTGATTACCCAAAAGTATCCAGATTTTCGTCACCATGACATACATGGAGGTAATGTGATGGTGGGTAAGGAACCCGAAAAACAATACTCGTGGAAAGTTGGAAAGAATGAATATGAGATTCCTAATGCTGGTATGAATGTCCATATAATTGATTTTGGTCTCTCTCACTACCCTCGTATAAAGAATCCAGAAACGTCTCGTGGTGGCTATGAATACGTGGGAATACCCAAAAATGGTCCGGCACACCCTCTCTATGATATTCACATTTTCCTGTATACAATTTTTGCTAAGGTGAGAGAGCCAGAGAACAACAAGGAGCGAGCAATCCACAACTTTATTAGGGAACTCATACCTAACAGAGAGTTCCTTGAGTACAGCGGAGATTACACCAAAACTGGTCGTCTCATAGGAAAACAAATGGACGTCACTATGAACATTCCCTCATTCAAAGTCATTTTGACTCACCCATTCTTAACTGGTGAGAAATCACCAAATAGACCAAAAACTCTCTCGGAGACTCTCAAAATGATCCCTAAGTCTAAGACTCCTCTCAAGGTCAAGAGCCCTAAGGCCAAGTCTAAGACTCTCAGTCCCAATCTTTCAACTGTGAATAGGAAAAAGGCTATGAACAGTGCGATTAAGAGAGCGGCTGCTATATTGGCTAAACCCAAAGCTAAACCAGCTATGAGAAGACCCGGTGTTGCACGCCCTAACCCAGTCCCCAAGTCTAACGCACCTTATGGGGTGATGTCTCCTTCGAATCTGATGAATCTTGCTAAGAAGATTGAGAGTGAGAGAAAGAAAGCTGCGAATAAGCTAAATGCCAAACTCAAGGAAATTAAGGCCACTAAGGGTAAGACACCCACACCCGTTCGTCTGAAGGAGAAGTACTCGTTCGTTAACGTAAAGGGTAAGAAGCGTGAATTTGTCAGGAAGTTTGCGTATGAGAGGGCTTTGGCTAAGGAAAAGAACAATGTTCCCCTCGCCAAGTTGTATCCCGAAGCTGCTAAGAAGCGTTTGGCAGCGATGAAGCGTGCGGAAAAGAAGGCTCTAGACAAGAAGGTTGCCACCAACTTCATGAAGACTATGGCCACGACACCCAAGAAGACTCAATAATAAACAAATTGAAGCATTCAAAAAATTAATCTGTAAGTAAAGTAAATGATACTCGTGGTTATACTAATTATTCTAAATGTCTACATTCTCTTAGAGATGGGTAAAAAATCTACTACTGTGGCCACTTCGAATGATAAATGGGTTGTTTACGGGACCATGTACTGTGGATGGACTCGTAAACAGTTAGAACATATGCGAAAATCTCGTAAGAATTTCGAGTTTGTTGACTGCAACAAAAATGAATGTGCTGGTATGAAAGGATTTCCAACTATAATTCACCCTAACGGTAATAAGACTGAGGGGTATAATGAAGTTTAACGGTCAAGACCAGCAATTACCCTGATAGAAATGGAAAGGATGAAGGCATCGAGCAAGCTGTTAATAGGCTTGAGGACGGAGATGTGCTTGACGAGGGAGCGGTTCCACACAAGACGGAGGATGAAGGTGCTGATGAGGATAGACAGCACGAAGATGAGAAGTTGTTTTACGACATCATCCTTATTTTCAGATTTAATAAGATTGGCGAACATTTATTACATACTGATATTTTTTTCTAAGTAGACTATATATGTTGAAAGCGAAAAAGAAGGATCTTCCATTGAGTGGATCTGAAAATAAATTTACAAACCGTCGATGGGCTTCAAATAAGGGTATACCTAATAACAATTGTTACGCATATGCAGTAGGTGATTATGAGTCATATAGATGGCAAAAATCTATACCAGGTGATCGGTCTGGGTTATCGAATGCCAAACATACGTATACTTCATGTACTGGTCTTCCCAAGCGCGTTATTTCAGATAATCCGAAAAATATTTACAAAATTGATGGTGATAAGAAATGTAAAAAGGGGTATTTCAAAATCATGATGTTTGTTTCGTCTGGGAGACCCGGTAATTATATCAGACAAGGGGATTTTCATTTTTATAAACAACATGGGGTGATTGAATATAAAATTAAAGCAGGTGATACAGTCGAGTCCGTTGCCAAATTTTTTAAGATTCCTGAATATAGGGTAAAAAAAGGTGGTCGTTTTGAAGTGGGTAAAAGGATAATCTTCAATGCTAATGTATTTAGTCACAAACGTGGGTGGGCTACTGGACCCCTACTCGGGGATGCGAATGGTAAAGTTATAAAGGATCCTCGCACTGCTTCAAGAAAGTATGAGGAGTTGAATTATGATAAGTATTGTAGTTCATTCTGTGTCAAGGATAGTGGAATCAAAGTCGGAAAGGGTTATCCCAAGATCTGATAAAATACTATTTAAATCAAGTGTATTTTGTGCTTCAAATGATATATCAAATAAATCTAGTACATCTAATATAGATTCTTCATTTAATGAAACCAAATTAGATACATGTGTATAATTATTATGAACCGTAACTTCTACTTTATACTGGGAAACATCAAACACTCTTCTACAAGTTGGGCATGTATTCTTACCTTGTGATTTCCACTTCTCTAGACAGTGGGTGTGAAATATATGACCACAACGAATGGGTGGATTGGTCCTTGTTGACCTGACTTCGTTTAGACATATAGAACACGTGGACATTCTAGAGTATGGTTTTAAAGTTTTTTTCGTGATTTAGCTCAGTATATATCAGATGCATTTACTAAAGGTGTGTCACATGAGTTACATTTTTTGGTTCCTTGTTCATCTTGAATTTTTGACATGAGTTCGGGACCTTGCTTCTGAAGAAGTTGTCTATAAGAATAATTATCTTCGAAAGTAATATTATTTTTCTTCATTACATAGTTGTTCAATAATTGTGCTGATGTATTAATCGTGAAACAGCGTCCATCGGCCATACCAAGTCGTTGCGACATTTTGATTACTATAAAGTTAGAAATTAATTTGTCTGTTTGTAATCGTCTTGACCCAAGAACTAAACCCATTATTTTGTAAATGTCGAACGAAAGGGTCGCATCTGTATCCAAGAAATATATCGAACACATCTGTGTCCTCTGTACGGGAAACCCGAATATCAGGATTTTCATTGATGTGTTGGTTAATAATATTATAACCGAAAGCAATCTCTTTGAGGGTTTCTGCACCAGTGATGATAATCTTACCGGTACTGAAAATACTGCATGTAATCTCTTTCATCTCGTGGGATGGTTTGAACTTGATCTTTACTGCGGAATATCTATCTGGTTCGAAAGATACTTTGAATATATCATTATATTCTTCAAACCAGTCTGAAACTTTCATCAAATTTACATTGTAATTGAGACTGAAATTTGAGTTAATCATCACAACCCTGAAAGAGTCTGTAGGTAATTTGATTTCCATATCAAGGAATTCCTTGAAAATGTGAACAAGTTGAGTGATGATACGTTTACAGTCAAATAAATCACAACACCCTGCGACTTGAATACTCCCGTTGGGGAAAACCTTTACTGACTTGGTACTGTATGAATCATGATATGTTAATGTAACCTGATTGTAGAATGTTGTGGGTTTAAGTTTCCATATGAAACCTTCAGTTGTAGTGCCATTCCGTTTCATTTTATATGTTCCAATGTCCTCAAATATTTTTCGAAGACGTTTGATATCGATGGTCTGTGTAAAATTTGATATCATCGTAATAGTAGTGATCTTGATCCATGACGGTCGTATTTCCTCTGGTAAAGCATTCCTAAACTCATCAATTGTGAGGAGATAGGAAAATGAATTATTTGCTATAGTGGAGTACATTTATACATGAATGTGATACAATCGTCGTATAACTTAGGTGTTTAAAGAATATATTCTTTATGTCAATATATGACTTCGTTCTTTAAACATGCAAAAGTTGTAAATGATGTAGAATCCGACCTCACTTACGTGGAAATTGTGTATGAAATGTATATTCGTGGAAAAGGTTTCCAAACATTTACAGATTATATGAATACGGAACCTCTCGCAGATTGGCAGGTACTTGAGGCTAAAGGAAACACAATTCCGTATATCAAGTTCTTGGACATCATGGTTGAGAAAACTATCGAAGTGAGACAACGTATGGCGGAGATTATGCTTGATACTCTAATGCTTGAAAAACATAATATCAAAACATACGTTCGTATCGCACATGCTACTAAAATTTTAGATCCCAGCTTCCAGCCACCCATTATTAATATGAAAAGTGCTTGGCAGAGAGAGTTTATCATTAAATTCTGTAAAAAACATATTCCTCATACTATTGAGGAATGTGGTAAATTGGATCGCTTGGAATATTTCTTTAAAGTCTTGCGTATGATAGAACAAGAGTTATGAATGCAGCAATCAACATAATACCGAAATATGGCACGTCAGTTTGTTTAGCAACTCCAATTTTAACATTACTGGATGAATCACAGTCAACTCCTATATCTATATTTCTACGAGGATGAATAGTACCAAATATATTGGTTGGTTTAATCTGGGTCTCACATGATCCGAAACTACAATACACACTCTCACTGGTTTCGAACGTATTTTCACTTATAGGTGTATTTGAAAAATCATCAAATCCCCCACTCTGTCCTACACTTCCTGGAAGGGAAAAATCATGTTTGACAAATGGGTTAACGTCATTTATAGCATCTTCATCATTGAGCATAAATTTACTCATTGCTGTTACTACTAGTTCAGATTATATTTTTTATCAGTCATCTTGAATCGATGTACCTCCCACATTTGATCCAAATCTATATTTAACATATGTGCTAATTGAAATAAATAACTGAACACGTCCCCCATTTCCATCATAACATCTGTGCCCCGATCTTTTTTCAGATTCGTTTTTTTATACACTTTCTTGTATTGTCGAATGGCTGATGCAAGTTCACCTACTTCTTCGGATAAGAGTAACCATACAGTATCTATGGGTGCTCTATCCCAACCCTTAGAACGACATACTCGTTCCGTTTCCGTTTTATAGTAATTAAGACTCATACTTAATCTGTCTACCAATTGTAACTTTAATATGGTTAATTTATAGTCCAATTTTATTATTGTATGGTATCTTTTTCCCAACTGTACTCGTGTTTACTGCTCTATCAAGTGGTGCGCTTATGGTGTCAATCTCACTAACATATGCAATGTATTGAGAAACGCCAGTTTGGATTTGTGACAGGGCAGTGTCTATCACGCGAGCGTTCATGATCTTTACCTGTTTGTTGACACCAGTATGGTGATCACCAGAATTGTTTATAAATACCACCCGCATGATACCGTACAGGTCATCCCGATTTTGATAATCAATGGATATCCCAGTGCGGTCCTTAAACGCCTGACGAATTCCACGCTGAAGAATATTTTTGTTAAATTCCGAAAAATATAGAGCATTTAATGGTGTTTCACATTGCATCATAGAATTCAGGTGAAGATTACTCATTTAATATACACCTCGAAAAAAATTGTATGACAATAGTAAATGATGAACTATTCGGATTTTGATGAGGCGTATGCTAAAGGTCCAAACTCGGTTGAAACAATCCAATGTAATGCACCATCGTGCTTTATTGGTTCTTACCCCCCAGTAACTAAGGCGGGTGAAGAAGGTCCATTCTTTGTGAATACTTACCTCCTTCAACCTGATCGCCGAATGGAAACACTTGGTGCTGCCACTGTTAGAAGTGCTGATTTGAAAAAATAATAATAAGTAGGTTAAAAATAAAAGAGGAAGTGTAAATATATGAGGGTCATTAAACGCTCCGGTCGTATTGAAGATATGAAATTTGACAATGTCACCAATAGGATCAAGAACTTAACGTATGGACTCTCTGAAAAATGTGATTCTTCAAAAGTTGCGCAACAAGTATTTTCTTCGATGTACGATAACATTACCGCACAAGAAATTGATACCCTCTCTGCTGAAATTTGTGTAGGTATGATTACAACAGAACCCGATTATGAAATTTTAGCCACTCGTATCATCGCAAGTAACATTCAGAAAGTGTGTCCCAATAACTTTCATCTCGCTATGCGAAAACTTCAGAGAGTTGGGGTAATCACAGATGAAGTTGTCGAAGTCGCTCAACAATTGAAGGATCATATCAAGACGGATCGTGATTTCGAATTTGGATACTTTGGTCTGAAAACTCTCGAAAAAAGTTACCTTCAACGTGTTGATGGTAAACTGATCGAGACGCCACAATACATGTTCATGCGTGTAGCTATTGGTATTCATGGGAAAGATGTTCCGGCTGTACTGGAAACCTATGACAAGATGTCACAAGGATACTTCATTCATGCAACACCTACCCTTTTCAACGCTGGAACACCCCGTCCCCAAATGTCATCATGTTTCCTCATCGCAGCAAAAGATGATTCTATTGATGGTATTTATGGAACACTGACTGAATGTGCTCAAATTAGTAAATGGGCTGGTGGTATCGGTATGCATATCCACAATATTCGGGGTAATAAGTCTAGAATTAGGGGCACTAATGGACAATCCGATGGTATCATCCCAATGCTCCGTGTTTTCAATGCGACTGCTCGATATGTTAACCAAGCTGGTCGCCGTAAGGGTTCGATCGCTGTTTACATAGAACCGTGGCATAGTGATATCATGGACTTCCTTGAACTTCGTCTTAATCAAGGTGATGAAGAAGCTCGTTGTCGGGACCTCTTCTCAGCTATGTGGATCCCTGACCTCTTCATGAAGAGAGTTGAGGAAGGTGGTAACTGGTCTCTATTCTGTCCTGATACGGCTAGAGGTCTGTCGGATGTCTATGGTAAAGATTTTGACGAACTGTACACCAAGTATGAAGAAGAAGGTCTCGCCCATACAACTCTTCCAGCTGCAGATGTATGGAAGGCAATTCTCAGATCTCAGACGGAGACTGGAACCCCGTATATGCTTTACAAGGATGCATGTAATTCAAAGAGTAACCAGAAGAATCTTGGTGTCATCAAGAGCTCGAACTTATGTACCGAGATTATTGAGTATACTAATAAAGATGAGACCTCTGTCTGTAACCTGGCATCCATTGCCCTTCCTAAATATGTTAATAGAGAGACCAAAGTTTTCGATTATGAAAAGCTTCACGAAGTGACAAAGACCGTCACCAAGAACCTGAACCGTGTAATTGACCGCAACTTCTATCCAGTGGAAACTGCCAAGCGCTCCAATACGAAACATCGTCCAATTGGTCTAGGTGTACAGGGTCTCGCCGATGTTTTCATTTTATGTGGACTACCCTTCGACTGTGAAGAATCTCGTCTCATGAACGCACATATATTCGAGACTATGTATCATGCATCTCTCGAGGCGTCATCAGAATTAGCTGAAGTAGATGGATCTTATGAAAGTTTTCAAGGATCCCCCACGTCACAAGGTATCCTCCAACCCGATATGTGGGAAGGTGAGACCAAATTCAGTGGAAGGTATGATTGGGATGCGATGCGTGAACGAGTGAAGACAAAGGGGCTCAGGAACAGTCTTTTGATGGCACCGATGCCCACTGCTTCGACTGCTCAAATCTTAGGGAATAATGAATGTTTCGAACCTTATACTACAAACATTTACCTACGACGAACCCTCGCTGGTGAATTTGTTGTGGTGAACAATCATCTTGTCAATGACCTAAAAAAACGAGGACTTTGGTCAAAAGAGATGAAAGATTTAATGGTGAAGGCTGGTGGTTCCATCCAAAATATTGTTGATATTCCAGATGATATTAAAAAATTATACAAAACGGTGTGGGAAATTAGTCAAAAGTGTATCATTGATATGGCAGTGGATCGTGGTCATTTTATCGACCAGTCACAATCTATGAATCTATTTATGGAAAGCCCGACCATGTCTAAACTCTCATCAATGCACATGTATGCATGGAAAGCTGGTCTTAAGACTGGTATGTACTATTTACGATCTAAAGCAAAAGCTCGACCAATCCAGTTTAGTTTAGAACCTGATTGTGTCGCGTGTTCGGCTTAAAGTTTACACGGCTGATATATTCAGAAAGTAATGGATAAAACTATTGAAAATATTCAATTAAATGAATACAATAACCGAAAAATTGTCGTCAGTACAAAACAAGGAACACCGTTTCGTATGCAGTTCCCACGCATGTATATGCCTTTTGGTGTTTCAGGTTTTACACCTGAAGTTGGACAAACTAAATATAACATCGATTTCGCGATTAAGGGACATGACGAAGATGATAGTTACATGCAAAAATATTATGAATCTATTCGTAAAATTGAAGATATGGTAATCAATACTGTAACCGAACAAAGTGAACGTATCTTTGGTAAACCAATGACACGGGAGGAACTATTACCAATGTTCAATTCTAATATCAAAATATCCGGTGACCGAGAACCAAAATTTAGAGTCAAAGTAGATACGGATATGGAAGATACTATCAAAGCACCAATTTATAATTCAGATAAAATTGTAATCAGAGATGCAGTTTCAAATGGTCTCTATGCAAGGAATTCTGGGCACGCTATTGTTGAACTCAATAGTGTTTATTTCTTGAATAGGATGTTTGGTTGTACTTGGAAATTATATCAGCTCGTCGTATACGAGCCTCAGAATCTGAAAGGATTTCAGTTTATTGTTTAAGCCACGGGTAACATAGGAAGGCGTTGACCCATGGCGTTCAACCTGAAGTTACCACCCTTGGGACCCACCATCACAGGCGCACCAGCCTGCACAC